ATGAAAGTTCTGCACACTAGCCCGATCAGCATCACCAATATTAATGCGCACGGCACTTTTGATGACTGCCTGTTCTTTTCTGCAAATGAATACAGCATGTCCATCACAAAGGATCTTTACGTTTACTCGCTGGAGTTGAAAGAAGACAAAATCATCACCGTATCCAATCTATACGACGCGGAGATTGTTGCAGCCATCGCATCAAAATTCGGAATCGACGAAGACCAGGCAGAAGCACTGCTGGACGGCTCAGACTCAGCGTTTGACTACAGCAGCGACTATGAAGATGACTTCTGGATTCAGGCAAAACAAGGCGAATGCGCCAAAAAAATGGGGTATGAAGCAGCCGAAGCCGAAGACGAACAAGGAACAGTCTACATTGTGCCAATGCTGGGACGTGAAGCAGAACTGAAACTGGAGAAAGTATATGGGGCTTAATGAGTACATCGCCCTGCACTTTGCCGGATCACAAAAAGCATTCGCAGCTGCACAGGGCGTTCAGCCGGCCCAGGTAACCCAGTGGCTCAAAAAAGAGTTTATCGTCATTAATGACACCCTGTATTCACCCCGCCGCGTACTTTCCCGTACAGCTGAGCAACCCTAACGCCCTTCAAGCGCTTGCCGCACCCTCCCGGCGAGCGTGTCGCACACCACCACCTTATCCATCACCAGACCCGGCAAGTCATCCAGCCGGATGACCACGGCGTCATCCGGTATTCGCTCAACTAATTTAACCGTGCCGTCTACGATTGCGGTTATCCAGCGCTCCGGCTGGCGCGTTATATCCTGTCGCGCTTTCATCCTGCGTCCTCATATATTGATACTGACATCATTTGTCACACGATACTGCGGCGCAGTCTGTCTGATATCAAGCAACCATCTGTTACAGTGCGCGCCCAACCTGAACACAACAAATCAAACGTGGGGCGAAGGTGCAGGCGTGTCTATACATACAGTGATGAAGTTTTGAGAGATTTAATCAGATGCACAGCGCACAGGCGGCCTGCGGTGAAAGGCTGAGAACTATGCGCATGGAGGCGGGATATACTCAGAAAGAAGCGGTAAGACTGGCCAACGAAGTGGCCGAGGAGGAAAGGATCAGTGAACGATTTACATTGCGTGCTCTGCGCCGCTGGGAGTTATTGGGTACAAATGCGCACAAGCCTCGCAACCACGGAACTACGCCACCCACGCTGCGGGAGTTATACGTGTTGCTGCGCGTGTACAGCGGCAGCCCATCATATCTGCTAATGGGACTTGAGCCGCCGCTCTATCCAATGGATCAGTACGGGGTTTATAAATCCGCGCTATTCAGCCCGGCCATGGTAGAGGTAATGAACGAGCTGGCACGCTGGTCAGCACCGCGCCGCCAGCTGTTCATCGAGTTTTTCAGGGAGTTTGTGAAGCGCTAAACGGTCACACTCACAGCCGGTAAATCAGGAGCCTGCCCGATTATCTTGCCGCCCTGAATCATAGCTTTACTACCCACCGGCACAGACACGCCCTGCACAGTAATGCTTTCGCCCGTGCGCAGGGTTACTGCACTGGTGCCATTGGCGTTAACCGCCGCAACGGTAACCACTGCTTTCGCACCTGGTGCGGTCAGCGCTCCGAATCTTACCCACGGATTACTCATGCCATGCCCTCCCAGGCTATCGGTTGTTCGAGTGTTACATTTTGACGAACTTTGGCAGATCCACGCCCCGGGGCGCTGATGCTGACGCTCTGCACATAAGCGCGGTACGTCAGCGCGGTGCTGTTGTAAACCACCGCCACGGTATGCCCCGGCAGCAACAGCCCCGGCTGCGCACTGGTTTCGGGTATGGCCAGTTCCAGCGTATGGATAATGCGGTCACCACTGGCGGCAATTTCCTGCGCCGCGCGGGCGGCGTTGGCCGGTTGTTCTGTCAGCCAGGCATCCACCACATCCGGGCCGAACTGATCGCCAGCGGTACCCAGCCGGGTAGCACTGAGCGCAACGCCCTCCCGTTCGCCGGTAACGTCCACTGCATTGATCTGAGGCCGGGTTTCCAGCTTGCCGCCCTCGCTGAGTATCTGGTTTTCATGGATGGTGCGGTCCATATCAGCCGACCATAAATCCCACGGCAGCACGGCATAGCGCGGGCGCACAATCACGGTATCCGCTGCCATGGCAGGCTGCACCACCGCGCCAACAGCAGCAGCCAGCCGCTTAATGGCCTGCAGTGGTGTCAACTCCTGATAGCTATAGCTGGCGTTAGGCATGATCCAATCCGGCAGCAATGCAGCATCCCAATCCAGAGCGAATCCGGTACCGGCAAGCTCTGCCGTAGCGGCCTGCACTGCCGTGGTGGTGCCAATGCTGCGGGTACGCTTGGGCGCGAACGGCTGCCCCAGGTACTGAGTGCGGCTGTAGCCCGACACGGAAAATCGTTTGTCCAGGCTGCTGCCGGTAATCTTGCGCGACTTATCCCACTGGGTAATGAACACCACCCACTGATGGCCGTTGATTTCAATAAGCGCCTGTTTGTATCCGCTGGCGTCGGGCTTCAGCAGCGCCACGCTGGCGCCGTTCAGAACCTCGGCACTGAACTTCCAGCTGTAGGTGTCGGCATCCAGCTGCAGGGAAATATCGGCAATGGCCAGCGGCTGCATGCCGGGTAACGCATAGGCGTTTACGCTGTTCACGATGATGTAAACCTCTGAATAGTTAGGCGCAGGCCACTCGCCGGGTTCCTGCGGCGGCGGTTCTGTTTTGTAGGGCAGTTCGGGCTGGTAGCTGAGCGATACGCCCACACCCCAGGGCAGCAGAGTGTTGTCTTCATGGGCGGGCGGCTGATGCACACCCAGCGCGGCACCGCTGGCCATGGGCGTTGCTGGCCGCTTGGTCAGTTCATAGTCGCCCCAGGTAATGCGCCCCGCCGGAATGTACGGGCCATCATCCAGCGCCAGCAGCGCCGACAGGTCGGTAAACAGTTCGGCCTGCCGCAACGCATAGGCCGAAGGGCGCACCGCCAGCAGATTCACGCACAACTGCGGCAGCTCAGCACCGGTGGCATGCTCCACCACGCTGGTATGCGCCCAGATCTGCCAGCCGCCCGCCAGCGGCACACCGGCCTGCTGCTGATGTTGCAGGTTCGGCACATCGATGTGGCGCAGCGTATTCCACGCCAGCGCATTGGCACCGACCAGCGGTTCAGAGGCCAGCGACTGCAACCACAGCGAGGCCACGGAATGCGCACCGGCCATGCCGAAACCGGACGCAAAGCCGCTGGCCATAGCCTCCCCCATACCCAGCTGCGACGGCAGCAACTGATGCAGCGGCGGCGGCACTCCCCAGCCCACCGATGCCGCACCGGCCTGAGCATCGCCCACGGCTACGCCAGCCCGTGCCATCACGCGAATGGCAGGCAGCTCTAAAGCGTCAGACATAGGATTCCTTACGAAATAGTGAAAGGCCCGGCTGACTTAGGCCGGTAGAACGGCACCGCTGTCATTCGTACCGTACCGCTGGTAACGGGTTCGCCATCGGCGGTGGGCCATGCCGGTTCCGGCCCCAGCACACCGGGGGCGCTGACTTGATAGACATAACCCGTTGGGCTGCTGGGGTGAATACGCTCACCCACGCCACGCGCTTCGCCTTCAACGTGCGGCACGCCGTAATCATCCAGAGCGGTAACCAGAACCTGGCCGGTGTAGCCTTGCCAGTTCAGAGTGTACTGGCCGGTAACAGGGTCGGACTGAGTTTCTGCCAACAGCTGCGGGGCGTCTCCATCAAGGCCGACCGCTACCACACGCCGCGCCGCAGGCAAGCCCGCCACCTCCGTGCGACCACTGAACGATTTAGGATCTCCGCCGCCGGAGGACTGCCCCTGACTTGTAAATTCGATATTCAACTGACCGGGGTTGTACACGTAGTTGTCTACCCACCACACGCCAGCCGAGATGCCGTTCTGGATTTTAAGGGCAAGTAGCTTGTAGCTTGCTGAGGCGTTAATAGCTAACAACGGAAAGCGCAGCTTATTGCGGGTAACCACAACAGCATCCGGAGCGTTTATAGAGCGCACAAATTGCGTAATGAAAAACACGCCAGGTTCAATGGGCAGATTGTGCAGCAGATCACAATAAACAACCCCACTCACAGCAATCCTAAGCGGTGATTGATAACTGAATGAAATCCCCGTCACATCCAGTCCTCAACACCAAGACTAATCAATGCAACCGCACTGTCGGGTATTTGACAAACAAGATGTGACCGGCCATCTATATCAATCAAATCACGCAAGCATGCAACCCCAAGCGACTCGGAATTTGGCACCGACACAGATGACGGATAAACCAAACTTAAATTCGTTTTAAGCATAGGAATAACGGCTCGCTGCCAGCCATACTCTTTGAAACTTGATGACAGGTTTTCACTAACGTACACAGATAACGGAACCAATTGAAATTCAACAATACGATCAGGAACTCTGAATGGGCTAACACTTGGGAGCATTGAAAACGGATCATTCATTGCGTAAGCAGGTGCTGATAACAACACATTATCAATGCCGTACAAAACAGTATTAAATACTGCGGAGGTCTGCGGATAACTATTGCTGCTATTCCAGCCGCCGTATCCACTATTAGTTCCCCAGTTCCCGCCAACAATATGGAAATTACCGAGTTCAGCATCCGACACACCACCTAAACCGCGCACATCCCTCAATGCACCTATTCCGCAAACTCCCATAAAAGAGTTGGAAGTCCTCGAAGAGGACGCCCCATATCTATGCAAGTCAGAATCAGATGAAGCAACAAATATCCACGCACAGTTTTCATTAGCAACAACACACCAAGCACCAATGGCCAACGACCGAATCCATGGGCGCTGCTGCTGCTTTGACCCCTCAGAAAATTCACCGATATCCGAAATAATTCCAATCCCGCTTCGCGCGTTAATCGGTGTTCTCGCATCAAGCATAGCCTCTGAAATGAACAGGAAAGGTGCATTTCCAGCCTGCGGTGAACGGACAACACCCAGAACCCCAGACTGTTGCTGATTAGTAAAGCTAGCCACCCCACCAGATGCCCAATCGTCATACACAACCGACCAGCCAGCCGCAGGCTTGCTGCCGTAGCCATCGACCAAGCAAGCAAGAATGATTTGATAAAAAGCATCCTGCCCGCTCGACAACACCGGCGCACCGGGATCATCGTAGTAATAAACCGTAGGCGCTCCCATTAGTCTGCATCCCCTCTGAATTCCACGGAAATAACGTCATCGGCCAGCGGTTCGCTGTCGGGCAATACGGTGCGTATGGCCCACAGCGGCGCGGCAGCTGCGTCGGTGTTGAAGCGTAAAATGTTGCTGGTTACCCAGCCGCTACCCCAGCCCGAGGCGCGTATGGTGAAGTACGGCTCGCTGGTCATGGGATTGATGGGGCTGTAGTCGGCGTTAATGCTGCCGGTACCGATAATGCCCAGTTTTTCCCCGATCACCTGATAGCCGGTGGAACTGGTGAACTTCAGTTTCCAGCGTTCCTGCACCGCGCTGCGGTTGTCGATCAGTACCGGATAGTTCAGCGCGTCGTAGGTAGCCGTGGCCTCTGAGCCCTGACGCTCGTCATGCCAGCCAGTGTCAGTCTGTTCATCGAACAGGTTGCGCACCCGCGCTTGCAGGGTGCCGAAATTCACTGCCGCACTCACAAAGGTGTCGCCGGCGGTGTAGCTGTTGCGCAGGCTGGTCAGCAGCTGCAGCGTGCCATCCACCGACACGGTGCCCACGGCCGCCATGTCTTCCTGACGGTGGGTAACGGTCAGCGGCATGGTCAGGCTGTTGGCTTGTTCATCTTGCGCGGTAAACGGGTCGGCCAGCGTGATGATGCCGGTGGCTTTGCTCACGCTGTACATGGCCGGGTCCAGATCCACACCCGCCGCATCACGGATATGCACCTGCGCCAGATTTTCCCGCCCGCAATCAATGGCCTGGCCGGCCGTGGGCGTGGCCAGGGCAATGCTTTGGGTGTTGTGAATCACCACCAGATAACCCGACTGGAACACCGGCACGCGGCCATTGGTGGGCAGTCGAACCGGGTTTAACCCCAGCACTTCAGGCGACAAAGGCACAGTGGTATACGTCACGGCGTTATACGTCAGCGTGCTGAGAATCACCGGCTGGCTGAAGCTGATGCTCACCACGCCGGTGGTGTAATCCACCGTGCCGGTTGCACTGCCCCCCGTTGTTGGCGTTGGCACAAAGGGCAGGCTGTAGCCGTTTACACTGCCAGGCTGCGGAAAACTGGTCACGCTATCGGCTGTATCAAAGCTGCCAGTGATAGTGCCATCGTTGGCAGAGTCTGCACGCAGCAGCGCACCATCGGTTGCGCGGCGAGCAAGAAACTGCAGGCCACTGGGGCGCAATGGGCTGGCCACGCTGCGGAATACAACCGATACAACAGCTGCCGCCGCGCCGATGCCATCCACCCCAGCCAGCAGGCTACTGTTGAGGCTTGAAATTATTGGCTGCAGAGCGCTGTAGTTAATTTCGACCGCAGCGCCCGAGTAGTTCACCGTGCCGCACTGAATGCCAGCACCTGTGCCGGCATTCCAGCCCCGGTACAGGTAGCCATCGCCACGATCCACCAGATCATCACCACCCACGCGCAACTGCAATGCGCCAGGCACCAGAGGCCGGTCGCCCAGCTGAGAAACAAGCCGTAAATCGGCAAATGGCACCACAACCGATGCAGCCTCGGTGGCGCTGCTGGTGAAGTAGCGCACCTGCACAGTCTGCGATTCCACCCGCATGACTTTGGTGTTGGTCACCAGCTGCCAGTTACCCAGCACTGCCGACCCCTTAACCCACTCCTGCACCGTCACCTGCAGCGCATCGGCGTTCAGCGTAACCACGCCAGTGGCAGCGTTAATGCTGCCCAGCACCGACGAAAAGCCACTGCGCACCAGCTGACCATTGGCCTTGCCGCGCAGCATCAGCGTACTACTGAAGCGGGTATCACTCACCACTCCGCCGCTGTTAGTTGTCACCGTCCAGGTAACATCCACACTGAATAGGACACTGGCCGGGATAACATCAGCCACACCGGTATCCAGCGTAATAGTGCCGCCGGTTTGCTGCGCCACCGCTACGTCAGTAGTCAGCTGCTGCCCCGCCAGCTGGCGCTGGTAAGTTACGGTAAAATCCCCACTGGGCAAGCTGGCGCTGCGAAACAGCAAGCGGCTGCCGAGAACAAAGCCATCCCCTGACCCGGACAACACATTATCTGCCCCCGCCGTGGCCGTGTAGTTGCTGCTGCCACGCTGCCAGCTGACGACCGAAGTGCCTGCCGCAGGAACACCATCAAGATCCACCCCAATAAACACATCCTGCGGCCCGGATGGCAACTCAGTGAACGACGACTGCGCCCAGGTGTAAATCATGCGGCTGGCCAGATCCGGCTCGCCGGGCAACGTAAGGGCCACGCTGCCGGTGCTGTAGTTGATGCTGCCGGATGCACCATTGCCCGACAGCACGCCGGTACCGTTGTCGGACACCACATACCAGCGCCCAAGGTAGGCAAATTCTACCCGCACGCTGCCCGGCATAGGCGCAGGCTGTAATTGTTCGGTGTAGGTTATCTGCCGATTGCCAGCCGTAACTTCCACGCTGTCGGTGTACGGCACCAACTCCACAGCCACACCCGACTGATACTCCACCGATACCGCACGATTGCCCGACACCGAAAACACCAGCACACCATCGGCGGCATTCAGCTGCACATCCGACAGAAACGCAGAGCCAGACAATAACCGCACGCCGCTGCCGTCTTCCGCATACACACTGCCGCCCACAGTTAAGCGCAACGTGCCCGGAAGCCATGCCGATGGCAGAGTGAACGTTTGCGGGCCAGTGACGGTGCCCAGGCTGCGCGACAGCAGCGGCCCCGACGCCTGCACAGTGCGCTGCGCAATGCCTGGGGTTTGATCAAGAATCGCCTGCTCCGTGGTTGCAGCAGGAACAATGGGCGAAAAGATGCCATCCACAATCACCGCCCGATCACCAGCCACAGCGGGCTGCGCAAGTGGCTTAATGCCGTAATACTTGGCGCTGTTGTTGCTTTGGGTGTTGTAGATTTCGGTGGGGTGCTGCGCCGCCGGTGCCGGATCGGTACCCACAAAATCGTACTGCAGCGGCTGGCTGATTTTCAGCACCACTTCGAACGCTTTGTAGGTTTGAAAGTCGCCGTTTTTATCCAGATAGGTGTAGCTGGCCGCCGCTACATCCACGCGCGTAACTTTAACCGGCTGGCTGTTGCCGCCGCCGATCAGGTACAGAACCGCACCCACTTCCGGCGCATCGGCTTCGCGGGCAGCGTACAGCACCAACGAGGTTTGCCCTTCGCGCTGAGTACCCACAGGGCGCAATGCGCTGCGGGTACTGAGCACCACAAACTGCTCAATTTTATCCTGCGCACTGCTGCGCTGATCGTAATGATCGCCGGTGCTGAACAGCAGTGTGCTGACGTTGGGCGCTGCAGCATCGCTGGCCAGCATCGCATGAGCGCCAAGGAATTTATCGACGTTGGCGCTGCGGATGGCGCAGAACAGCTTGCGCAGGCTGACACCGCCATAGGCCAGCATTGTGCGCGGGATATCGTCCCACAGGTTGTTAATGTCGCCACTGGCAATGGCAACGCCGGTCATCATGCCGCCGCCGTCGGTTTCATCGGTTACACGCTCAGGGCGCATGATTTGGACATCAGAAGCGTTAATCGCCATTACACAGGCTCCACGGTAATCAGGTGCAGGGTGAGTTCGTACAGGGTTTCAGCAGTGGGGTTTAATTCAGGGCTTAATAGCTCGGCCTCGACACCGCCCGCCGCGATATCAAACAGCACGGCACGGGTGCTGCCATCGTTAAGGGTTAAGGTGCGCACAGTGGCGGGCTGCGCCTGCATATCGTTAAGCGCCAGCACCTCCGCACGGGTTGCCCACGCCCCAGTCAGTGTTATGGGCTGGCCATACGCGAGGAGCTGTGATTCAACAACCGCGCCGCCAGACACGGTGCGCTCAACGCTTTGCGCAGCACCCGCCCACGCAAATTCATCCGCCCAGTACAAATTACCGGGCAGTTCTAAGGTATCCAGTTGCATGATGATTCCCGCTTGTAATGTCAGCCCGCTGAGCGCAGGCCCGCATCTTCCAGCACAGACAGCAGCCGATTAACGGCGTCCGGCTCGCCATTCAGACTGACCGATTTATTACCGCTGGCCGATTGGAGTTTGATGGTGGTTGTGCTGCCAGGGCTGGCTGATTGAGTACGGCCATTGTCGGAGCTGCTGCCGGCCGACGTGCTGGCCTTGCGCTGCTCTGTAGTTTGCTTTTGTTTTTCGCGCCGGACCTCTTCCAGCACCCGCAGGGCTTCGGTGTATTGGCGCACCGCCTCCTGATTGCCGTAGCGCTTGGCTTCTTCGATGGCGTTTTGCAGCTCCTGCCGTTTGTTTTCGTAGTCGCGCTGATTAATCGCGTCCTGATTACCCTGCAGCCGGTCGAGTTCGGTTTGCAGCTGATCCAGCGTATTGCTCGCTGCATCCTGCATCTGCACCAGCTTTGCGTTGGCATCATCCAGTGCCCCGCGCAGCTGAGCCAGATCCTGTTCGCCCAGCAGCCCCATCCATTGGGTTGCATTCTGCGCCTGATTAATCAGACCCTGAGTAACACCCTCGCCGCTTTGCAGAGCGCCCAGATATTGCTCGAATTTTTGCTTTTGCTCGCTGTAGGCCAGCAATGTTGCGGCCTTCGCTTTATTAATATCCGCCGCCGTCTGCGCGAAACTGTCACCCACCGTATTATTGGCCGTGACAATCTCTGCACTGTACTGCTGGATAGCCCCGGTCAGATCGTTAACATCAGCCGCGACATCAACCACGCCAGCCATTTGCAGGAACATAGCCTCCGCTGCCGACCCAAGCTCCGCAACCTCAGCCCGCGCCGCTGAAAAGGTATCCAGCAACTGAGCACCGGCACTGCTCACAGCAATAACAGAAACCGAGGCAGAATCCGCAGAGTCAGACACATCATCCAGCGCATCAGCCACTGGCTCCAGACCACTTGCAGCCTGAGCACCAACCTCCTCAGCAACATCCGCAACACCCCGCAGGGATTTTTTCAGCTCCTCAACCTGCACATAAGTGACCAGCCCCTGCTGCTGAAATTTGATAAACACTTGCTCCAGCGCCAACTTATCGGCTTCTGTTTTTACATTCCGCAGCGCATTTGTAAGCGCCAGCTGGATCGTGTCGCCCGTATCTTTACCCTTAAGGCCCATCTTCAGGATCTCTTCACCCATGATGGTCAGATCCTTAACGGACTGATCAACCGCATCAGTCACTTTTCCGGCGAGCTGATCATAAGAGACACCCAGCCGCTCTAACGCCGCTTCAGCACGAGCGGCGTTCAGGTTGTCCAGCAGCCGCTGAAGATACTCAACCTTAAGGCCTGCCGACTTTGTGCCGTCGCCAATTTTTTCCATTGATTCGCGTATTAGATCGCCAAACCGCAGTTGCTCTGGTTCGCTCAGGCCGTTGATTGCCTGGCGCAGCGTGGTATCAATCTGCTCTGCTGTTAGCTTGCCCTGCTGCTCTGCACTGCGCAGCGCCAGCACAAAACCACCAACCGCCTCAACACCACCGTTCAGCGCCGCCGTAACCTGATCATCCATGACCGATGCCAGCTTGCCGTTATCGTCAACCGCTTCTTTCAGAGACTCACTGACACGCTCATAGGCCGCACTCAGCGCACTGGCTTTTATTGCGTGTTCGTCTGAAGCCTCCGCCGCTTCTTTCTGTTTTTTGGCATATTCCTCAGCCGCCTGAGCCGCCGATAGATACCGGCCTGCCTGCTCATCAATGACAATGGCACCGCTTTTAATGGCAGCATCCAACTCAGCCATACTTTTAACCGCTACGCCGGTTTGTTCGCTGATTTCTCTGAAGCGGTCAGCCAACCTAAGGCTACTATGGTCTAACTCGGCATTCGCATCCCACAACTCTTGCACCGCTTTTTTAAGCGCAGAATAACCCGTCGCCGCCCGATATGTCTGAGCCACAACATTTGTGGCCAAACCAACAACAGCGGCATTGCCAGCCTTGCTTAAAAAACCAACCGTAGACCTGACAGCATTGCCGAGTTTTGTAAAAGCACCTATCCCTGTTGTTGCAACCGCCCCAAGCGCCGTACCCAACCCGGTAACAGCATCACGCGATTGGCGAACTCCCCCAGCCAGAAGCCCAAACGCCCCGGTGGCAGACTTTATATCCGTCACCCAACCGGCAATTTTTAACGCGATCCATGCCTTTGCCAGCAACGAAAATTCGTCACGCAGGCCAACCAGAGTTTTGACAAAGGATTTAGCTGATTCTGCACCCGCGATAAAGGCATCGCTGATCCGCTTCGCCAGTACCTGCAACTGGCCACTACTGGCCATTTCATCAAACCACGCGCCGACATCGCGCAACTGGCCTTTTAAGTATTCCCAAACGCCGGCGTCGGCGATCATGCGGTAAAACTGGCTGAAGCGGTCCTGCAGGTTGGATACCAGCCCAGCCATGGCATCCATCTGGCCCTGAGCTTCGCCCATGTTTTTGCTGGCCATGGCATCAAGCAGCAACTGGATTTCACGGCGCCCCAATTCGCCCGCCGTTGCCATGTCCTGCAGCTCCGGCACGGTTTTGCCAATGGCATCGCTGAGCAGATCCCACACCGGCACGCCGCGCTCAATTAATTGCAGTGCCTCTTCCTGCTGCAGCTTCTGCTTTGACCACGCCTGGCCGACGGCCAGAATGATGCCTTCCAGCGTCTCCTGACTGCCACCCATAGCCGCATTAGTATCGACCAGAGCCTGCAGGCTGCCATTGGTTGGATCTATGCCTAAGGTGCGCAGCTTCAAGAAGGCATCAGCTACACCTTCCAGCTGCTGCGGGGTGTTACGGGCAAACTCTTCAATGTAACCCAGCTCTTCCGGGCTTAATCGCTTACTTAATAGCTCAAACTGAGTGCCGGTGTCGTACACGCTGGACGCCAGCGAACGCAGGCCATCGCGCACTTTATCGACAATGGTAACGATACCCAGCAGTGCCGCCGCTTTACCAACAAAGCTACCGAAGCTATTGCCGGTTTTTTCTGCTGCTTCTGCGGTTTGATTAAGCCCGGAACGGGCTTTATCCAGCTGTTGTTTATTGGCTTTTAAGGCACCATTGGTGCGGCCAATACTGTCGGATAAATTCTTTTGCGTGGTTGCCAGGTCGTTTAAATCACCACCGGCTTTTTTAACCGCAGTCTCTAATTGCGTTACCGACTTTGCACTATCCTGCCATTCTTTTTTCGCGCCTTTGGCTTCTGTTTTCGCCTTTTCTAATGCAAGCGCCAGCTCCGGTGTTTTATCCGCCTTAAGGGCTTCTTTCAGCCGGATAACTTCCAACTGGGCAGAATCGAATGCTGCCTCTGCATCCACGGCGGATTTTCGTGCGCCATCGAGCGAATCAATCGCGCCTTGCGCCGAATCCAGTTTTACTAATTCTTTTTCCAGCTCACGGGTGCGATTTGTTAAATCCTCTAAATCATCCGACGCTTCTTTTACGCCCGGTGAAATGGCGTTTTTTACCTGCAGCAGCAGACTAACGATTTTATTGGCCATGAATTACACCAAAAAAAAAGGGCCGCATTTGCGGCCCCTTTGAAGGTAATGATATGTTACAGGCAAATTACGCCTGCTTACGAACTTCCATAAACTGTCTTACGGGTTCAGTGCTTTCGATCTCTGACAACGCCTGATCTAACTGTCGCAATTCATCATTGAGAATTAGTTTCAGCTCTGAGTTTACGAAGCGGTTCAACAGATCTCGAATCATAGGCTGGTAGCCAATCCCGTGATGCCCTGCGATACGCTTGAGGTCGTTAATCAGCTTTTTCTGTAAGCGAATGGAGATCAATTGCATCCCCAGCGCTTCATCCAGCGCCACTGAATCAGACGATACCGCCACACTGTCGCTACTTGCGCCAAGCTCGCCGGTTTCCCAGGCCCCGATATCTTTGGTTGTAAATTCCATACTGCAATCCCCTTGGATCATCAGCCTTTCGGCTGTAAATGTTTAGCTCTATTTGATCCGGCTAGTAGGCCACTTTCAAATAGACAACACCCTCTATCAGAACAAAAACTATCTTTAAACTGTGCTTTTTGCTTGTGTACAAGCACCAATGTCTTTCTCAGCAAACTTCATTCCACATCCCCATCGGATCGTTCTCCATGCTGATTATAAATATCTATTTCGATCTGATTAGGTTCGTAAGCCGTTTTTAGATAGACAACGCCCTCTTTCAGAACAAAAACAATTTTGAGTCTGCGTTGTTTGTTTGTGTAAGATATAAACCACTGAGTTGGCGGGTTGGTTTTGTGCTTCTCGCGCGGGTCCAATAGCAACTTACCATCGCGGTTTTCAAAGCACTGGCGAACCTCCGCCTCTGTAACCTCATGCTTAGACAAAAGCTTCTTGTTAATCACTCCACTGATTCTTATTTCCATCTACAGCCCTCTTGTATATACACATAATATGTATAATAAGCATACTTATCAACCTAAGTTACAGACCATACAAGCATACAAGACAACATAGTCACTTACTGTATATACAATGGCGGAGACACATCCTTGTGCCCCGCCCTGTTTACACGCGGGTGATTTTCGCGTATCTGGAAACGCCGGCGCCGGTCTTGCTGGCGTCTACCAGCGTAGATCCGGACAGTGCGTTTTCGGCAAAGTCATCCTGAATGAAACCCATGCCCGCTGTTGGGCTGAATTTGCAGCGGTAGATCTGCACGTTGAACGGCAGGCCGTTGTCGGCATCATTGAAGCCTTCCATGAACAGCTCGTATTCATAGCCGCTGTTGGTGAGCATTTCGATGGCGCTGTGGGCCTTGCTGGTGTAGCTAACCAGAATGGCCGCCGCGTTGGCGATACTGCCGCCTTCCAGAATACGGATACCCGCTGCCGTTACGCTGTAATCGACATCAGCCACATAGGCGGTACCGGTTACAGCAGGCTCAACGGTGATGGCTTGCTCCAGATCCGGGATTTTATTGAACGGCACCAGACCGCCTTTATAGGCGGTCTGGGGTTCGTCGGTAACTTCTCCACCGGCCACGGCAGAGGCATCGCCGTACAGAGCCATGGCTACCATGTCATCGGTGAACGAATGGCCGGTGATGCTAATGCCCATGCTGGACACGCTGTACGCCGTAGCCGCCACTCCGCCACCCGACTGGGTATTGGATTGCAGTGTTTTTTCATCGACGTCAATCTGCAGCTCGAACGCGCTTGCCTCGCCGATGGGCATTAAGCCCTGGGGAAGATCGCGGCGGCGCAAATGGATTTGGCCTTTACCAATAAAGGCTCGCACTTGTTTACTCATGGGGTTTTCCTCATGTGGGGTTTAACGGTTGGTTTCATCAGGCGAGCCGGTGCGGCTCAGAGTTTTTCGAGGTATTCAAAGGTGGCCGTGGCGCTGATCAGCGCATAGCCGCTACCTTCTGCCGGGTAGCCTGTATCCAGCTCACCCAACGACGATTTAAGAACCGACACGTCAGAAAAGGCCGACACCAGAGCAGCTGCCAATTCCAGCCGGATTTTGTCGCAACGCTGCTCTGCATCTGCTGACCAGGGCACAGCAATATCGACGATAAAAGGCTGCTGCCATTTAATGGACGCCCCTTTGAGATCCAGCATCTGCCCCGGCATAGTCCAGAGCACAGCGGTAAGCTGCGGTTCAGCCGCGCGATTGTCTGGGTTGCGGATTTGCTCCGGGTTGCAGACAGCGCCGATATTAGCCGCCGAATCAGCACCCAGCGCCAGCAATCGCTGCACGATGGCTTCACGAACCTGAGTTGTTTTAGTGGTCATAATTTATTCCGGGAAAAGCTGATCGAGCAGCTGAACAGTGGCGGCATTGAGCTGCACCGTGGCGCGCTCTGCGACTTCATTTTCGGGCAGCGCTAAATATGCCGTGGCAAGTGATGGCCCCATTGCCGTTGTTAGCTGGCCTTTGCGGTATGTGTACACTTTGCCATTGCGCCCAGCCCGCTGATTACGGGTGCTGAGCGGCACTCCCTTGGCCAGCGGGTTAACAAAGCCTGCTGCAATTTTTTCAGCGCCACCGATCCAGTTAACTAATATCTGCGCCCGCGTCGGGTGGCGTGTTGGCCGCGCCCGCCAGGTGTAATCACGCACCGGAATTCCGGAGCCGCTGAAATTAATTCGCGCCGCCGGGTACTGATCGCTGGCTTTTTTTACGGCTGCATTTTTGCGCACGATAGCCGCCGGGACACCCGTATCGGATGACAGAACCTGAACGATATAAGTGTCGCGCAGTTGTCGCGCCGCATCGGTTGACGCCTGCTGCGCAAGTTTATCGCCCTGCTTTCCCAGTTCATCCAGCTGACGGATGATTTCCGTTAAGCCGGTAGCGGTTACGGTGCTGCGCTTACTCATATTGTAAAAACTGCACCCAGGCACGGGTAACAACGGTGTCAGTGCCTTCGGTGTCTATCTCTGTAATTTTCATGCGCGCACCGGCCACTACAAACTCATGGCCCGGTTGCGGGCGATACTGTGCGTTACAGAACTCAGCCCGACGCCGCTGCTCCGCAGGCAATAAGGCATTACCCGATGGCTTGGTCGAATATTCCAGCAGCGCAACCAGAACGCTGATTTCGTTAGCGCTGCCCGGATTAATAACAGCGGGCGCTCCGATAAGCCGCCGCGCACTACAGAGCAGATCCTGCTGCTTTCCGGATGGGTCGGCCGCATGAGTAATCAGCATTAAACGGCCGTTACGTTCAGAGAAATAGCATCCGCTCCGCACAGATTCGGTATAGCGGCAGCGCACCCCTATTTGCCCGCTTTGCAGCAAGCCCGGTTCAAATCCGGCCGCCTCTGGCTCTGTGATGCCGATCAGCAACGTGCTGATGACTGCACCATCGGGGCTGAGCAGGTCGGCTTCTGTGTTCAGTTTTCCTACTCGCATCAGCGCACCCGGTAATGTGTGATAAGAGAATCGACGTACTTCATTTTTGTAGTAATTGTGCCGGACACTTCAGATTCCCGATGTTCGTACATACTGCCGACTTTAAGCAGCATCCATTTTTTTATGCTCGCCGGGACGGCTGCCGCATCGGCATATCCGGCGCGGTATTGCAGTACCACACGAGCACCGCAAAACCGGCGGGATACAATCAGCGGATTGTCGCCGGGGTAAAACTCCAGCTCCCCGGCGGCAATGAGTGCCGCATGGTCAACCGCCTCACCATTAATGCTGACCGATACCAGATCCAGCGCTGGCCATTTTTCCAGCGGGATTTCGTACTGCCCGGATGGAATAAGCTGCTGCCAGGTCTGCGGCATTAATGCCCGGCCTGTAACATTTTCGGCAAGCTCACGGGCAGCCTGTATGTACTGCTCAAACAGAGTGTCGTGCTGGTCGTGTGTTACCACACGGTCAGTCTTTACCTGTTCCAGCGCCAGCGGCTCAGCTTCCGGCCCGGTGATTAAGGTGCTGCGGATTTCCATGGATTAGCCCTTAGCCCGCGACGATCGTGCCGGCCAACGGTTCGGCGGGTTGGTCTTTAGCGTCGAAGCCCAGCACCAGAATGCCGGTTTTTACGCTGCCGCCCGTGGTTGTGAGTTTGGCGCGAATGAAACGGAAACCGCCGTTTACGTCCAGTTCGTTGGCTTTCAGGTTCACCTGCACTGGGGTATCGGTTGCCAGATCCACGGCGGCATGACCATCAATGGCTTTGGCATCGCTGAACGCAGCCGTGGTGGCCTGTTCCAGCGTTAAGGTGCCAGCAGTGGCTACAGTGCCAACCGCCATCACCAACATGACATTGATAAACATGGACATATCGACCACGCCGGTGGTGTAGCTGTTGTCTGCTGCATGGGTATCGGATTTCAGCATGGCCACAACCGGGGCGCGCAGCGATGGTTTGAGGTTCGGATTGCTCATTCTGTATTCTCCTGCGGTTGCCCGCGTTGCGATTTGAAACAGGGTGAAACGTTGCACGTAACGCCAGTGAAGCGTTACGCAGGATAGGTGCAACGGCAGGCAATGCCTGCCGTTACTGGGTTGCGCGGGTTAGGCGCGCTCAGCCAGCGTCACGAAGTGAGACTTTGTGAGCGAACCCTTCGGGGGCGTTACAGGCTTAGACAGGATGGTTTTACCATCCAGGCGCAGCCGCCAGCGGAACGTCTTCAGGCTCTGGTCGAAGTAAACGTGCATCGATTCCGCGAACTTCGCCGCTGCGGTACGCAGCGCCAGGTAGTAGCCGGACGGGTCTACAAACTGGATATCGCCCTTGGCACCGGACGCTTCCGGGTGTTCGTTGAAAATAACCGGGCGCCCCAACAACAGGCCATTAGGCTCTTCCTGATAGCCTGAATTGAGCGGCGTCCAAAGCAGGTTGCCCGCATCATCCTTCAGCTTCATCAGCTGAGGCAGCAATTCGGAGTTAATTTCCCAGTGTGCTTTTTTCAGGCTGGATGCCAGCATGCGGGTATACATATTGGCGACGTTATCGGCAGTCAGGGTTTTTGCAGGCTGATTGGCATCTTTAGGTACAGTAATCAGCGCCGGGCTGTTCATGTAACCAAATGGCTTACCTACACCGTCGCCATAGCGGATGGCTTCATTGATCGCCCAACGCATAGCCAGAGGGGCCATTGTCATCATGCGCTGACCCAAGCGCGGAGCATCTTCCAACAGGTCTTCATCAACGTTGGCAAACACACTCAAACCATTCAGCCGCAGCATGTCTGCTGTTTCTGCATTTATGGTGGTAGGCTCGAACTTTTTCTTGCCCTGATCCCAGTGAGTCTGAATACCTGCCGCTTCCCATGGAGTGGTGACATCTTTAAGGAAGGTAACAGAAGACATTCCCGTGATTTCAGAAGTAACCTTGTCCATCATGTCGCCTACGTCTTCTTCCAGAAGCGTAAAAATCTGATTGCGCATCGCCGGTGGCAGACTGAAACCTTCATTGCCGCCGTCACTGGTAACGACGCTCCCAGCAGAAGCCAGTAAGCGCGGGTCAACATCACCCTTCGCCGCAGCATGAATCGCCTTGAAAAACTCACCTTCGCTGTTGAAGCCACCCATGGCTTCAAGCCCTTCATCCTTTACCTGGGCATTGCCACCAAGGCCATCCGGCTTGGTCTTACGGCCTGCCAGCTGGGCTTGCTCTGCATCCAGCGCGTCGAATTCTTCGGCCTGGGCAATTTTCTGCTTCAGGTCTGCACACTTGGTTGCCAGCTGCTCCAGCTCCTGCGCTTCGGCTTCGGTGTATTCACGGCCGGCCGCTTCCGCTGCTGCGCGGATTTCTTTGGCGCGGGCCAGTGCTTTTTTCAACAGTTCTTTAAGCATGGTTTTCTCCTGCTATGGATGTGATTAGCTCCACCGGCCCGGATGGCAGTGTCGCTGGGGTTGAAATGGGTTAAGGGGTTATTTGACTAAGGTTCAGTCGAATTTGGCGAACATGGCATCGGCCTGCGCGCGGGTTAAGCGGCCTGCCGGTGGCTGTCGGGTTTTGAGGTTGGCCAGGGTGGTTTCCAACGGCTGAATGGCGTCGATAAGACCGAAACCCTGCGCCTCGTGGGCGAACCAGGTGCGGCCATCGGCCAGCGGCTTCAGGTCGGCTTCAGCGATGCCACGGCCCTTAATGATCACAGCCAGAAATTCTGCATAAAGCTGATCGACCACGCGCTGCACTTCAGCCTTTTGTTCTTCCGTTACCGGAACACCTTCCAGCCCGGTGGATTTGTGTTCGCCGGTGTCGATTTTGTGTACGTCGATACCTGCGTTCTGGTACATGCGGGAGGTGTCCCACAGCACGGTGCGCACGCCGATGCTGCCGATGGTGTTCATGCGGTGGCTGGCGTAGATGGCATTGGCCGGTGCAGCGATGTGGTAGCCAGCACTGGCCAGCGTACCTTCGATCTGCACCACTACGTTTTTATCTTGCGCGGCGTTGGCGAGTTCATCGGTTAATTCGTGCATGCCGCGCACATCGCCGCCGGGTGTATCAGACAGCACGACAAGGTGGTCGATGGTTTCGTCCATGCGCGCCGCCCGCACTGCAGCCCGTACATGCTGGGTACTGGTAACGTAGTTGCTGGGCCACGGGTAGCTTTTGAGCATGATGCCGCGCACGGGAATGATGGCGATATTGTCGCGGATGGTGATGGGCAAGCCGTTGCGCTCGGCATCGATGGCTGGGCCTGCGGTGATGGCACCGTAAGCCTGCAGCTGCGGGTTGGCCGCGCGCTCAGATTGCAGCAGCCCTTCCAGTGCGTTCAGTTGGGTTTGGCCCAGGGCGCTGATGCCCCACAGCAGTGTTCGTTCAAACATCAGCTTTCCCCTTTTGTTGGATGGTGTTGCGGTTTTGGTTGGCGTAGTCGAGGCTGACCATGTTCATCTGTACCAGGCGCAGGTCGCCGCCCTCTACCGGGTTTTTATCTTCAAGGCCCAGTACATCGTTAATGCTGTATACGCCGCGATCCATCATGGTTTTGTAGTATTCCTGACGGGTCTTCAGGTCGCCGCGCAGCAGGCTGTTGAAGTTGATTTTGTTGTAGTAGTTACCACGCAGCAGCTTGGCGTTAATTTCTTGCTCAAGCCGAACCGCCCAACGCATGAGGCAGTCGGTAACGTATTCGATATTCTGGGCTTCGATGTTGTTGTTGGTGCTGCGCTCCAGATCCGCGACCTTGTGGGGCGGCACGCCGAACCAGCGACAGATTTCTGTTACGCCGAATTTGCGAGACTCCAGAAACTGAGCCTCTTCCGGATTAATGGTTACCTGCTTAAACTTCTGGCCCGGCTCTAAAACCGCCACGCCACCATTACTGCCTGCGCCACGATGTTCTTTTTTCCAAGTGCCTTTCAGATTTTTAGCAGCATCTGGCCCCCACTCATCCGGTGTTACTGCGCCGTCGGCCCATTCGATAACACCGCCGGGGATTGCGCCGTTACCGAAAAAGGCAGCACCGAAGTGCTCCATGGCAATGCCGAGGCTGATGGCTTGACGGGCAAAGGCGATAACGGACAGACCGACAACGCCGTCGCGGCTGAAGCCCTTCAGGTGCAGCACCTGGTCGGGCCGCAGGTAGGTGTTCGCCGCTCCACCGTTGCTGATTTCGTAAATGAGATTACCGCTGTTTGTGCGGGTTGGATTTACGCGACCCCACTCAAATTGCCACAACGCACCGGGCTCGCCGTTGCGCAGCGATTCGATTTCGGCAATACCGTTGCCGCCAGTAAGGGCCGCAGCAAGCAGACTTTGTTTGAAATCAAACGATGTGGTTTCAGGGTTCGCCATGCGGTACAGAAGATGATCTGCACCGTGACTGCTGGCAACCTCCCGGCGGTCGCCATCCGACTGATAAACCCGGTGCGGCATCATAGCGATATGCTCACTAATCAGACGCACACATGCCCAGACAGCGCTGTAGCTTAAGGCGCTGTCGGTGGTGACCGGAACGCCCGCAATCGGCCGGCGCAACATGCCTCCGAACCACCCGCCGCCAGATTGTTGCGGGGCTTCAGGCGCAGTGCTGCGGGCGTCGATATTCAGCCCAGCACCAATGCCAGAAAACAGGCTCATTCAGCACCCCCACGCGCCATCAGTAGGCCCAGCAGCAGCAGCAGGACACCTACGGCCAGCATGGCCGGACCAGTACCCAGCAGCTGATGAACACCGCCGCCGATCAGGCCCAGCGACAGCAGCAGGATGGTGTCCAGCTTGCTGAGGTTTGGAGCTTTGAGTTTCATAGTTCACCGTCTGCGTAAATGGAGCGCGGCCGCTTTTTCACGGGCATCAGGATCATCATTCCCAAGGCCATAATGGTGGCGGCTGCAGCGTCGATTTTTTCTTTCACTTTGGATTTGTCGGGCTTGATGTCGCCGGCCGGATTGGTGTCAGCAACCAGATTGGCACAACACCAGTAGAACAGCGGGTTGCTGTATTCCAGCTGCCGGTTCAGCACCCGCACCATCAGCTCCTTCATAGGGGCCGACATAGATTCGAATCCCTGCCCGAATTTGACCATGGGCGCACCCTCGGCCAGCAAGTCGTTTACCAGCTGGTTGGAGTTCCAGCGGTCGAATGCGATTGCTGTAACATTGAAATAAGCCAGCGCTTGGCGCAGGTCTTTTTTCATGTATTCATAATCGACCGTTTCGCCCGGCGTCAGCTGCAGGTGGCCCGATACCAAAAAGCGCTCCAGCGACTTGTCGCCCTTAGACAACCGCCGGTCCAGCGCCCCCTGCGGCAAGTAGGCACGCACGAAGGTGCGGGTTTTGCCTTTATGGGTGATGGTGAAGGCGGCGGCGGTAATATCTTCAACCGCTGATAAATCGAGGCCACCCCAGGCATCTGCACCTTTAAATTCTTCATTGCCATTCCACGGCGCCTGGTCGTCATAGTCGGCTTCACACTGCTTCAGCCGTTCGAGGTTCATCCACTTGGCTTCACCCCGCACCTTGATATCAAGCCGCTTGGTTAAAAACTCGATACGCTCTGTTGGGATTTCCTTGGCCATGCGGCACTGTTCGCGCATGTCATCGGGGTTCACCGATACTCCCCAGTTCGGATTTGCTTTAATCCATTCTGACTCTTTATCCCAATCTTCCGGATCGTCGAGCGTGTAGATGATGGCGAAGTAACTATCATCATCAACTGCACCTTCCAGCACTCGCTGCGCGTAGTCCTGCTGGTCAGCATCCGGCCCATCAACCAGAAATCCTTCGGTTGTAATTGTCCAGATAAGAGGCTGCTTTCGGGCGCCACGAGCAGATTTAATAACGTCCCAGACCGCTGACGTTTGGTGTGCATGCAGCTCGTCGATCAATCCGAAGTGAACGTTCAGACCGTCCATAGATTTGCTGTCTTTGCTAAGAGCCTGCAACCTGCCCCGGCTTCCCTTCGCAACAACCCGGTTAGCGTACTGCTGCACCAACTTCGACAGCTTTGGAGACTGGTCAATCATGGCGACGGCTGCGTCGTATAACTCTTTGGCCTGATCCAGCTTTGTCGCGGCGGAATAAACACGCGGACCACCTTCGTTGTCAGCCAGCAGGCCGTAACTTGCGATAAACGCCAGCTTTGTAGACTTGCCGTTTTTCCTCGCGACTTTTTCGTAAACGATACGGAATCGGCGGGTGCCGTCCTCTCGCATCCAACCGAACACGTTAGCAACGATAAAACACTGCCAGCCTTGCAACTCAAGCGGCAGGCCAGCAAATTCGCCCTCGTACTGGCGGCAGTAACCACTGAACCGAAAGACTCGCGCTGCCGCTCGCTCATCGAAAGACAGACCACGTTCGCCGCCTGTTTCGAGATCGTGAAACCAGCGTTTAACCGCCAGCTTTACCCACTTACACGCAGGAATTTTTCCATCACGAACATCCTCTGCATACTGGTATGCCATGTCGAGGTACTTACGACCCAGATCGACCGCCGGCACCTGCTTCATTACAGCGTTCACAGATCCAGCTGCCCCTGGTTTGGGTTCTCCAATTTAATTGCCTGCCGGGCGCGCGGAGTCATACCCAGCTGCTGCTCCAGCTTGGCCAGTTGCTCTGCGGCCTGTTTTCGCAACACTGCCTCAACAGACATTTGCTTTGCACCAGTTGGGAAAATCTGAATCGCTGCCTTTCCGCGATTTTTCTGGCACTCAGAATTCCAGTGCTGCCACTCGCAATACGTGACCACGTAGCGATGAAATACAGACAGATCAATTTCAGAAATAATGCCCAGCTCAACGAGCTTGGCGCCCATCGAATCCCAGAGTGCTTTTTCCGGGGCTTTCAACCCCTTCGGCTGGTCAGGCAAACCAGCAACAACACCCTGATACAAATCATCATCAGCGCCACTCTGCTGAGAACCCGCAACGGCAGCGCCTGACATAGAGTTTTTGGGTTCCAGCGGGATGACATTGGCGCGAGTATTCTCTGCCATCAATCACCTCACAAAAACAAAAAAGCCCGGAAAACCGGGCATAAAAAAGGGATCAAACAATATGCTGTTTAACCCCCCCCCTAAAAATTAGACATCTCACACGGAGGGTTACCCCTTCGTTCGCGGCATTTCAGGGTCGGAAGGATTTGCACCCCCCTCCCCATCACCAGAATCAGGCCCGGACCTTTTCACCAATGCGGTTGTGGCAGTCATGACACAGCGGCCGAAGGTTGCTCCACTCCCAAAACAATTCAGGGTGAGACTTAGCAGGCTTGATGTGATCGACAATCTCAGTGGCACGCACCAAACCATTGCGCTCACACTCGCAGCACAAGGATGGCGCTTCTTATAAACAATACTCAGCTTGCGCCACCGCTGCGTTGAATACAGCCGATCAGATTCAGCACGCCGCCGGTTGTAGTCCTGCTGACCCAGCTTGCGATTATTAGCTGCAGCGGCCTGGTGCTGGTCGCAATAACCACCACGCACAAGCACACCACAACCCGGATGCTTGCACAGCGTTGGAGCTTTAGCGGGCATGATCATCATCGCGGCGAATCATGGCAGCAGCCTGCCAATCCTTCCGCGCCTGTTCACGCTCAGCAAGATCAAGATGGCGTTGCTTGTAGTACCAGTTCACAACGAACGTAGCCGCAGCGAGGGCAACACCAATTAACCCGAATAATTCATTCATGCTGAATCCAGTCACAGCAACTGCCCCGCTCGTTCCATAAGCCGCCACGCTTGCCGCTCGCTCCATCACCACATCGTGAACACTGCTCACTTAATCCGCTCCGTTGACTTGCCCTTGCTCTTGTCGAAACTGCGCATACCACCAATGCCCAACATTCCAGACAGAATCACCCACAGGGTTTCGTCTGGCAGCACCGACGGATACAGCGCATCAGCCGGGATAACCCCGCCCATCTGCAACAGATGCCACCCCCACACCAACAGAGGGTACAGAAGGAATTGATACGCCAGCGCAGCTGCACCGATCCAGCCAACGGCAGGCCGCCAACCAGCAACAAACAGACTCTTATGCTGAGCCTCCGCCGCATTAACAGCCATCTGCCCCTTAGCAACCTCCGCCGCAATCTGCTGCTCCTGAATACGCAGCTTCAGGCGCTCTTCATCGCTGGTGAATAAATCATCCGCAAGACCGGCCACACCTGCCACAACCTGAGCAATACCAGCAGACATTACGCCACTCCCTGCAACGTGCGATTAATCCAACCCAACAGGAACTTACCTTGTGCCCGGTCGTTATTAACGATGGCCGCATAGCGCGCCACCTTTGCCAGGGCATACTTAACCGCAAACAATTCCGCAGGCATTGCATTAATGGCGCGAGCAGTCACAGGCCCAGCCACACCATCAGCTGAAACACCAGCAACCACCTGAGCCAAACGAACAGCAACACGCACACCGGCATTCACTGCAAAGTCGAAAATATCCGCCGCTACGTCGTCGGCCGCCAAGTCATCACAACCTGCAGGAATCCAGAAATTATCGGTATAAAACTGCTCAACCAGCTGACGCAATTCAGGCGAATTAATCTGGCCAGAATCAACCAGCCGCCAACCCGGCCAACCGCCCCAGAAATTACGGGCAATACCGGCGAACGTCATCCCGCCACGGTCACCCGCAACGGTATGCAGCACATAGCCGCCCTCATTGCGGATCATCTGATCAAACGCAGGAGAAAAGGCAGCCATAAATAAAACTCGAAAAAAAGCCCGGACGAACCGGGCAAAGAGAGAGGAAGCAAGACCATCAAAGTGCAGAAACAAAAAAGGCCCAATCATTTCTGACCGGGCCTTTACTTGTGCGCACTATCTGACGCTAGGTTGCATTTTCCTGATTATTCCCACGTTTGCAATACTTTTTTTCAAACGTAATAAATTCAAACGCAGCAGCGAAACTCAGCAAGGGTAATATTTAATTTAGAAAATGCTGAATCACGGAGCCTGTACGCCTTACTGCTGCTCATACCCAAAGCACGACAATGCTGCACAACAGTCGAATCCAGCACCGTATAAAATTCTTTAATCACCGCCCTCTCATCATCTGGCAGAAGGCATACCGCCCGTTCAATTTCCTCAACCTCAGCCGACCATAAAACACGCGACCCGCGATCACCATCAACAGAAACCAAAGCACCCAACAAATTACCGGACGACGCCAAACCAACCCCGCCCGTCGCAGCCTCCCCCCAAATTAGCAAGCGCGAATGAATATCAGCCTTACGCTCTTTGTTCATCGTCATACAAAATCCTCCCCCTCTTCTCTTTCCTGCCGCATCCCCGGCTTGTCCATTCCCTCCATCCGGTTATAGCTACCCATCCACACCAGGTAATCAGTCCCCGGCTCGCCATCACGCAGCTTTGCCGAAATAACCTCAACCTGCCCCGGATACTGCGTGTTCTCGTTGTAATATTCATCGCGGTACAAAAACTGAATAACGTCAGCATCCTGCTCAAGGCTTCCACTCATGCGCAGATCGCTCATCATTGGCCTTTTATTCGCCCGCTTTTCACAGTCGCGGTTAACCTGACTCAACCCGATAACCACACACCCCAAATCCTTCGCCAGCTTCTTCAGAGCACGAGAAACCTGCCCAACCCGCAACGTCTCGTTATCCGTTTTTAGCGTCGATTCAACCAAGCCAATATGATCCACAATCACAAAATCCAGAGGCGTTTTACGGTGCTGGCGCTTTGCCCGCGCCACCAATTCAGTAATCGGAAGGCTTGCCTGGTCATCAAAAAATAACTGACCGGCGCTTTTTGCTAACGTCGTAACGGCAGCGCCAAAACGCGAAGTCTGCTCATCAATGGTCAACACCTTGCCACTCTTCAACAGCCCCAGCTTTACCTTCCCTTCAGCCGCCGTCATACGCTGCACCAGCTGCCGGGTGGGCATTTCAAGACTGAACACCATGCCGTTTTTCTTCTGCACGCCCGCCATATGCCTCGCAGCGTTCAGCGCATATGCCGTTTTACCCATAGCCGGACGCCCCGCCCAAATATGGAACTCACCCGGCTGACCACCACCCAGTCGATAATCCACATGCTGAAAACCAGTCAACAAACCATGAATGCCAGGATTATTTGCCACCTGATCAATATGATCGACCATCGCCTTTAACGCCTGCGGCAACGACAACACAGAGTTCTGCCGCTCATGCCGCTCCGTAACGGTAAGAATCTGCTGCAACTGCGCCAGCCTGCTCTGGTGATCCGCATAACCGTCATCAAGCAGGCATTGCATCATCTGCTGCGCAGCATGCAAATATGCCCGCTCAACAGAAAATTCCATCACCAGCCGAGCATAAGCCACAGCGTTATCAACCGACGGGATATACTCAAGCAAATGGTTCAAATACACCGCCCCGCCAACAGCATCAAGCAGCCGCATACCGCCCAAATATTCAACAACCGTAACCACATCAATCGGAGTTCTGGCCTCAGCTAACGCCGCGCAAGCCGAATAGATTTCACGGTTACGCGCGTCGTAAAAATGCTCGCCCAACAAACCAACAGCCTGCACATCATCAAACGCCTGCTCATCCAACAACAAAGCGCCAACAACACTCTGCTCCGCCTCCGAACTCCACAACTGCCGCTGAAAACCACTCATTGCCCATCCTCGTATTTCTTATCCAGAGCCTTTAAAAAATTCTGTTTCTTCGCCAGCCAATGCAGATCAAACCAGTGCGTATCATCCGCCGTTAAAATCGGGCAACGCGTCGCCAGGTACGAAAAAAACTTACGCCACCACAACAAACCAGAGGCCCGGTCGTGATAAAGCATCCGCTCGCCACTGCTGTGCTCAATATCAGCCGCCTGTTTCCAGCGATTTGCTAAATTCCGCGCCGACTGACTCTTAACCCAAACACCCCGCTTAGGCTGCCGACACTGCGGCAGCAACTCAGCCCACAGCGCCAGAATCTCGGCATGAGGACAATCACCAACACCACGCCCGGCAGGTGCAGCAACCGCAGGTTCTGCACACTCTCCTTTAGGAGAGTTATTATTGTTATATTGAGGTGTGGGGTTCATGCCGTGGGGTTCCTGTGTGGCTCCTGATTCATAAGTCGTTGAATTATCAGAGGTTTCCTGTGTGGTTCCCTCCGTGGTGTTCCTGTGTGGTTCCTCATTCGCCCGGACTAATACAAGGTGTGCCAATGGCAGTCGAAAAACCATGGCATCACCGATAGCGCCACCCTGATTAACCCTAACAACCAACCCTGCCGCCTCCAGACGCCGCAAAGCCGCCCTTATCTGCTCCCGCCCAAACCGCTGCGCCGCCGCCGTACTTCCACGAGCCCTATGCTCTTCCAGCAATTCCGAAAACTGCTGGTAACTAACCCGCCGCCGAACACCAACCACCCCGGTGCTAAAATCCATATGCCGCCGCAGCCCACGCAAATACAAAACCTGATCCGAGTGCGGCATGTACTGCAACGCCGCGTCCTCTTCCTCATTCCACTGCCAAAAAAGCCCGGAATAGCCGCCCCGGATGCTCACAACATCACCCACAGCACACTCCCAAAAAAATCGAAAATTCCGCCGAAATTCGGCGCGAAAATTCCGCAAATCCCAAGGCCAACACCCTACCCACGCATCGCAGAAACGAGCGACACCATACGATGCTGCGCCTCAACCAGCTGACGCTTAGCTTTGCTGATCTCAAGCCATTCCTGAGAGTTGATTTTGTTATCCGCCGCAGCGGCCTGAATGGTCGAAACCAGGTTACTGAAGCGCTGCAGCGTCGAGGCTAACTCCGTCATCAGGTCGGAATCTTCCAGTTCAACAGGATCTGTCGGCACAAACACCCCGCCGGCAGCCTCAGCAACGGCCTGCGCCGTATGCCGCCCACCCGTCCACTCAATCAGCATTTCGAACTGATCGAGGTTCATCGTGTGAGAACCGCGCTTTGTATCGCAGGTATAGTTTTTAACAGTCTGCGGATGACGCACACCGATCACCTCGTGCGCCAGCGCCATACCTTTGCGCATCTGCTGAATATCAAAACGAATTGCAGCCCGGATAGAAGTACCCGGTTTCATTAAGTTAACGCCCATGCGCTACCCCCTGAAAAATATAAAACGTGGTTAAGCGCTGGCGCGCTGGTCAGAATGAATACAGGCAGAAGCGTCGATGGCAGCCATATACAGCGCCTCGATCTTTTTGCCTTTGTCATAACTGGTACCAGAGCCAGTCTTAATCCTATGAACAGTCGGTTGTGTAATACCCACACGCAGGGCGATCTCAGACTCAGACATCCCCCCTTTGATGAGGCTAATAACCATGTCAGTTGCTGAAAGTTGCATTCTTTCCACCTATACGCAAACGGATAGGGCGAAAATATACCAATACGGATATTCGTTGCAACCACTTTCTGTAATTGCTCAAAATACGGAAATGAATAGTGAAAAAATAAAGACCCGCCTAAATCGTATGCTTAGACTCGCTGGAATCAGCGAGGCTGAACTTGCTCGTCGCGCAAAAATGAATCAACCGACAGTTCACCGCATAATGGCGGGAGACAGCTCAGACCCTCGACTGAGCAACCTGATCACCCTCGCCAACGCAATGGGCTATAAGCTTGACGACCTGATAGCAGAACACTCCCCGCTAGATTGCAACGGCGTTAAGGACTCAGGAAAAACATACACCCAAAGAAACCCTGACGAAGTTAAGCTATACACAACAAGACAACTGGATAAGAGTGAAACGAGCGAGAAATACATCACCTGCCCATTCCCTCACGGGCCTAACACCTACGCATTTACCGTAGAAGGAATGCAGGGCAGCCCCACGCCCATGCACTCGCAATATGGCCGCGCATACCCCATTGGCTCTGTGGTGTTTGTAGACCCCGATCTGGCAGACCAGGTAAGGAACGGCGACCCGGTAGCCGCCATGCTGACAGACGAAAACGCGTTTTGCTTCCGCATGCTGTACCGCGAAGGCGGCACCGAGATACTGATGCCGCTTAACCCGCAATTCCCGTCAGTTTCCCGACCTTACAAGATAATAGGCAAGGTTATTGGGGCGATCCTTCCCTAGTGGGAGTGCGACCCGGTAACATCGCTACACGCAGGCACAGAAGAAAATGCCGCTCACTAACAATTGACAACGCCAGCCCACGCTCATCCCGATAAGCAACCGCTTTATCAATCTGCTTAATATAGGGGCCATAACGCCAAGCACCTTCCGCTCCCGCGCCCAAAACCAAATAGCTGGTTTTAAGTGTTACGTTCTTCGAAGACAGCGCTCCCAATCCAGCAATAGCCGATAATGATGCTGATGACTCACAACCAATAAAGGTAAAAACCGCCCTGTTAAATACAATAATAGGCATAGGCTCATCAAACGGTAATGGGCCAGACAGAACAGCAAGCTCAGCCTCTCGCTCAAGCTCCTTATCCCTTTTAACCTGATACAAAGCATGGGCTGACTTAAGAACTTCAAACGTCAAAAAACAGTCCGACAACGCCTCATGATCCTGCTTATCTGAAATCCCAAGACAACGCACAACATCAATCAGCTTATAAGATGGGAAATCCCACACTTCGCGCGCCAGCCTGAGCGCACAGTAAAAATCATTGGGCAGCGACAACCCCAGAACACGACAAGAAGTGGCAATGAACGAATAATCAAAATCAGCGTTATAAGCCACCACCGGAAGCGCACCCGCAAACTCTGTGAAACCAGCAATTGCCTCACGCTCACCTACCCCCTGACGGGACAATAGCAAATCTGTAATACCATTAACGCGCCCTGCTGCAACAGGCATGCTTATTGGTATTCTTATATATCGGGAATACTGATCAACAACCACGCCATTACGCACCCGAATAGCACCGATCTGGGCAATGTAATCACAGCCAGGATCAAAACCGGTCGTCTCAACATCAGCAATAACAAACTCTGGGATCAGCTCATCACGGACAGCCGGACAATACTCCCGGACTACAGGTCGACCAACGGCACTCCTGGCAACCCTCACACCCGACTTAACACGCCGTGAAACAGAACGCTCAACCTTTGCGGCCCGATCAATACCCTGCTTTCCAGACGGCTGCGCATTAGACAAAACGGAAACCGCAAAAAACGCAGTGACCAACACCGTCAGCCACTCAGAAAAGCCACCATCACCCCCAATCAGCAAACCAAGTAAATAAACCACAACTACAAAAACCACTACCTGACGCATCCATTTCACAGAAGCAACCTCCCTATTAAGTAGCCCTCAATACTACCAACCCAACGAACTCTTTTAAAAAAATATCCATTTGCGTATTGACGAGAATACGCAATCGTATTTTACTATCCGCAAATGTATAGAGGACGCCACATGATCACCATCCACCCAGCACTGTTCGAGCAAGCCGATTGGCAGCAAGCCATCGACACACTGGAAGCCGAAACCGGGCGCGTGGCGACCATCGGCAACCCATACGCAACGTTGCAGCCAATGCATGCAACAGCCGCAACACTGCCACGCAACGCCAGCGAAACAGCACAGCAACAGGAGCAACGGGCATGAAAGAGCGCACCTTCCGCATTGCCGGCCAAAGCTGGATAGCCAGCCGCACCACAGGCCAGGCAACCATCCGTTTAGCTGGCGGCGGCATCGTCATTACCGAAGCACTGGCCAACATCCAGCTGCCGAAGCCCGAATGCCTGTTCTTTGGCAACGCCCTGCTGCGCGACACCCAAAACCCCGGCGAGCTGCAGGAGCTGTTCAGTTTCTGCCATTCGCCCCGCTGGCCAGCCAGCAGCCCAATGGCCGCGATACGCCGCCAGATGGAAACCCCGAATCACACAGCACCCTGAGTGAAAGGCCAGCAGGACGCTGGCCGAAACCAGCAATAAAAACACCCCAACAACAGGACATGAATATGAGAATAGCCACCCCAAACGAGAATGATATTAACGGCGCGCTGGAAGTTGCGCGAGCTCTGGACGAGATCAGCAATGGTTGGTTTCCGTCGAATGATGCTGATGGAGACGTTGAGTTCGACATCGACGACGGTGACGACTGCCGCAAAGCACTGGACATGCTCATTGATATTGAAAACAAGTGCAGCCTCATGCGCGCAGCCATGACCACTCTGGTTCTGTGTGACCCGAGAAACAAAGTAATCGACCACAGCATTGACTATGTGGATCACCATCCGGAAATAAAAGCAGCCGTTGAACTGAAAACAAAAATCGACAGTTTTAAAGACCAGTCATTTTTTGCCGGTGCGAAGTTTGAATTGCGAGGCAAAACATACGACTTGGCCGCTATCGATTTCCAAGAGGCCTTGGTCGCTTACAGCGTAGACGATGACGAAGACCTGAAGTGGGCGCGCTGGGAAAACATCACCCTGATTAAAAATCAGGAGGCAGCATGAACAAGCAAAAAACCATCGAAATAGCCCAATGGATACGCGATAACTGCATCGTTATCGACACCGAAACCACCGGGCTGGGTGAAAGCGACACCATCATCCAGCTGGCCGCCGTATGCCCGAAAACACGCAAAGAGCTGCTGGATACACTGGTGCAGCCTCAGTCACCAATGAGCGCTGCCGCGGAAAAAACACACAGCATCAGCCTGCAGTTAGCATTCAATCGCGGCCAGTTCGCCATCCCTGTAATGCTCGAATTGGCAAATGAACTCAAGAGAACAAGCCGCTACATCGCCGCATTTAACCGTCAGTTTGATGCGCGGATGATCCAGCAAACTGCATTTCGTTCAGCCGGCCCGCAAGCGATTGACGCGGCCATCTACGCCACCCGCGAAGCCGACGGCACCACCTGCATCATGGAGCTGGCCAACCGCTACCTGCATGAACACCTGGAATGGGATGCCGAACAGTCCAAATTCAAGCGCCTGTCGCTGGAAAAGTGCCTGCAAATCTCCGGCCTTCAGCGCGAAGGCCAAGCCCACCGCGCCCTGAGTGACACCCTCGCCGCGACCGACCTCCTGAACTACATCGCAGAAGGAAAGCAGCCATGACCGACGCACCAGAAATCATCACCCTGCGCCGCCTTCACGCAGACGAAGCAACCGCACCCGGTGACCGCATTCTGTGCGATGGCCACTTCTACCCGCTGTCATTGCACGGCGAAAAAGCCCGCGAGTTTGACGTAGCCATTTACCGCGAAACCGACTCACAGGAAACCGCCGCATGATCTGGCTGACTGGCATCACCGGAACAGTACTGGCACTCGTCAGCATCGCCTGTTCTGCAATCTTGTGGAGCAGTTATGCCGTCAGCACGCTGGATACCGTCATCGCATCGGCCACCGCTGCTGCGCTGGTGCTCTGCCAGTACCTGTTTTTCATCAACGCCCGACACCACAGCGGCGCCGTTAAACACGCACACCGCGCCGCCGTGGCCGTACTCTTTATTACCAGCTGCGCAGCCACTATCGGCTGGCTCGAAAGCCGCTATCAGGCCAACAGCCGCGCCGAACTGCATACAGACAGCAGCTACACAATCCAGCAAGGCACCCAACAGCAGCGCCTTGCCGACCTTACCGACAGCATCCAGCAGCTGCGCACACTGGCCGCCATCGACGCCGAAAACGGCTACCGCACCCGCGCCGCCCGCCTGTTGCGCCAGGCACAACAACAAGACGACACCCGCGCCGAGATCCTGCGCGAACTGAACAGCCTGAACCATCAGACCAGCACATCATCCAGCAACGCCGGTACCGCCCTTGCCAACGGCCTGAACAGCTGGCGCTGGCTGCTATGGGTATTACTGGCCCAACTGGTAGACCTCTGCCCAATGCTCTGTTTCGCCCACGTTGCACGCTCATTTTCACCAGTGCAACGCACTACAGACACCACCGAAACAGCCGCTGAAACACCGGCAACAACACAGCCGAAACCCGCGCCAGCACTGCCTGCAACAGCCGAAACACACCCGGCAACGGAACACATTCAGGCGCGCATCAGCAACGGCGAAACCCCGGCAATGCGCAGCTTTATCGGCAACGAATTCAACGGCAAAAAACTCCGCCATGCCGACCTGACCCAGATTTTTACCACCCTGGAAAAGCGCGGAATCATCCGCCGCCAGGGCAACCGATTTGAACCAACCGAACCGACAAAAAAGGAGGCCGCATGAAGCGCCACGACAACGACATGACCCCGGAACAAGTGGCTGAGCATGTGGCCGCATTCCTGAAAAAAGGCGGAACCATTGACAAAAAACCCTACGGCCCCGACGCACTGCCGGAAGAAGGTTTTATAACCGCAGCCGAACGAAAACGGCTTGACGCCGCGCGCAAGCGCGCCAGCAAAACCAGCGGATGGAAAAAATCGAACCGGACAATCGCAAAAGTTAAAACGCGGAAAGCGGCGAAGAGAGAGGAAGTAGCGGCATGAATTCAAACAATGAACGGATCATGGCAAAAATCAGAAAGTGCCTTGCGCTCAGCAAATCAGACAACGAGCACGAAGCCGCAGCAGCTCTTCGCCAGGCAAAAGCTCTGATGGAAAAGCACAAACTGGAAATGTCAGATATCGAGCAATCCAAAACTCAGGTTTACATTGACGAAAATGGAAAACCAAGTTCTCGCCCGCCCCTCTGGCTAAACAGTCTTCATTCAGTTGTTGCTGCAGCCTTTGGATGCTCCGCATTCTCCCTTGGCGGTCAACCACTATTTGTCGGAGAAGCACCCGCACCAGAAATAGCGGCCTATGCATCAAAGGTACTCGAAGCTCAGCTGCGAAAAAATAAAGACCAGTATCTTGCTGATATTCGCAAATCAGCAAATGAGCACAGCAAAAAAATCAAAAGAACACACATGACCGCCCTCGGAAAAGGATTCGCAGAGGGTTGGGTATACGGGTGTCAAAGAGTTGTAGAACGATTTGCAGGCGAATTGCCAGACGAGATAGCACGGCAACACAAAGAGCGGGTAAGCAGTTATTTCTCAGCTCCGGTCGTCGAGCGCCATCAGAAAAGCGCAGCAGAATCCTCTATTGGAAAAATGGCACTGGCCGATGGCTATCGGCGCGGAAAAGAGGCCCAGATTCACGCCGGCATGAGTGCCGATGAAGGCCCAGCAAGGCTGAGCCATAGAGCTTCATTATGAACAACTGGCCAGAACACAAGCCGTTTAAAACCCGCTGCGGTTCATGGCGGATCAATAGCCTTCACAGCTTCTACGAACAAGACGGCAAAGGCGAACTCACACCGCCCGAAAAGGAATTACTGGCAAAAATGTACTGGGCAGGCGGATCAATAAAACAGATGCACGCCGCACCAGGACTGACCGGACTTAAGCAACGAAAGTACGCAATAGAAACGAACATAGGACACTGGGCAGAAGACACCATAAACCTGACCAGCAAAGGCTACAAAGCAGCCGCTGAATTGCTGCAAATGAAGACAGGGTTATTTTAATGAAGCCGACAATCACAAAGGCAACCCGCCGGCAATTTACCGGATCAGCAAACCGCCTGCGCAGAGCAAGAAGGCTTTACTACCGACTTATTGCCCCGACCATATCGGCGCAACCAGAGGCACTGATACCACTGGCCTACCGCGCAAAATCTGTTGGGCTGTTCGCAGAAAGCACCGGCATCAGGGACATATGCGGCTTCATGATGGCGCAGGCATTCAAACACCAAACAGAAAGCAAAGACTGGGGGCAATGGAGCAAAGACAAGCTGCGAATTGCAGAAAAGCACGCCACCTACTACCACCAGGGAAAAGACGGAATAAAGGTACTTAAAAAACCACGAGTAAGAATTATGAGGGCTGCAGCGTGAAAATTAAACCCATGATATTCAACACAGAAATGGTGCAGGCTCTGCTTGGTGGCCGTAAGACGCAGACGCGGCGGCCGATCAATATCAGCGATGGCTGGGAACTGAAA